CTTCTGTTAATTGAAATGGTGTTGTTTTAGCTAAATTTACTAATTGGCTTTCTAATGCTTTTGCTGCATTTTCATTGCCTTTTAATAGTGTTTTTAAACTAGCATGGAAGTACTCGTAATTCTTTAAACTTTCAATAACTGCTTTACCAAATGATACAACTGCACCAACACTAAAAGCACCAGCAACCATACCACCTAAACTACTCATTGAGTTTTTTAAACCACTCATTTTACCATCTAATCCTTTTACTTGATTAGCAGCACCCTGCATAGTTTTACTAAATAAATCCTTTAGTCTAAGTGTATATTCTAGGTTGTTACTCGCCATCTTTTTTGTCTATTCTCGTGCCTTGATATTTCAAACAATAATCCATTTCTGCTACTCTTTTAGTCCATTGGCTATCTGTTAAACTTTCTGGATTTTCTCTATAAAAAAAGCGGATAAGAGCATTGTTTCTAGCTATCTCATCCGCTTCTATTTCTTTCTTATAAAATTCTAATTTTTTTTTAAAGTTGCTTGTTGAACTTTCAATAATTCCACTACTCCTAATCCTGCACTTTCAATAGCATCATCATTTTCAGTAACTAATTTTAATTCATCTCCACCGATATATAAAGCATTTAAACAAGCTACTACAGCCCTATCAAACTTATCTTGAGATACTAATTTCCCTACTAAAGAACGTGTACTTTTGTCTGGTTTTTTAAGAAAAATAGTTGCTGTTTTATCCTCATCATCTGTGTCTAAATAAACAACCATTTCTCTTACTTTACCATTCGTTTGTTTTAATTTTTCAAATTCTAAATCTAATTCTTGTCTTGTTTTCATAACTTTTTATTTAAGGTTATGCAAATATACAAAAATAAATTACAAGTATTGAATGTGTGAAATAATTAATTCTAATTCTACTGGAATTGATGTATCTCCGCTTGAAGCTGCTCTTTTGTTATTCATAAAACGAACGTTCTTTAAAACGTGTTTACGAGTTGTTAAAGCAGCATCTACATACATAACTACTATGTCAAATTCAGGAATATCTTGTATGCGACCTAATGGTGCTACAGTTTGGATATTCTCTAATTCTTCCATTAAAATAGTCATTTTAGCAGTAGGTTCAATTTTACCATATCCACGAGATACTGGAAAACGTCCAGCACCGTAAATATTTTCCATTCCTTGCTTTTCTTCGTATTCAATATTCGTGATTCCAATAATTGGTAAACCTAAAACGTTTACAATTATATCTGCCCACTCATAAGATTTGCCGTTAATTAACGGTACTATTGGATATGCCATGTCTTAATATATTTTAAATTGTTAATGCAAAACCAATGTTTACAGTAATTGTATCTGCTACACCTACTGGTACTAATTTTACAGCTATTGTTAATTCATTGTCAGTTAATACATCTTGAGCAGGGTCAATTACCACACTAAAAGCAGATAATTCAAAATCTCTTTGCATTACTTCTAAAGCTCTATCACAAAGTGAATTAAAGAATCCTATTGTATCTTCAGCTAAAGTACCATCTGCATTTACTACTAATGGACTAGCTAAACTAGGTAATAAAGCAGCTCTTAAACTTCTAATCGCTTTGTCAATTACTCTATTGTTATACACATAAGTATAATCAGAAGTTAAAGCAATAGACGTATTAGGTTTTGTAAAATAAGAACCTGTTAAACCAACGTATTTCTTTACATAGTTATAACCAAAGTTTTCTAAGTTTACAATGCTACCATCTGATAAAGTTGTATATAAAGTACCATTAGCAAATGCTAAAACATCGTATTCAGCAGAAGCTACATTAAATTTAGCTACCCATGCAATGCTTTCGTTTACTTTTGCTAAGGAGATAGCACCTAATTCAGTGCCCATGCTACCAATACTTTTACCAGTTGCTTTGTATAATGTAAAGCCTTCGTTATCTCCATCTTGACCGATTGCAACACTTACATTCTTATTACTTAATAGTTTTAAGTTTGCTAAAGTTGTTAAATCAGCAGTACCACTTATTTCAGCTTGATAAACTACAGATGAAATTGTTTTATGGTTAGATTCTAAAGTAGTTAAAACCGCCTGTAAAGTAGTTGTTTGGCTTGTTGCAAATGCAGTAGTTTTTTGATAAATACCCATTTGTTTGATTTCACCTTGAGCAAAGTTTTGCATTAAAGTAACACTTGCAAAAGTTGTTGCATCCGCAGTAGCATAAATACCAACATATAATTTACCTTTTGGTTGAATACGAAAATATTCAGCAACATGGTAATACATAATATCAACTTCTGAAGCAACACCTGCTACAACATTTTGAGTTAATGTACTAGCATAAGCACCTGTACTTGTAATTACATAAGGAGTTCCACTATTTAAAAATACACCTTGATTTTTTGGAGCCGTAATAGTTACTGTAGCAACGTTAGAAGTTGCACTAAAACCATGTGTAGGAGTTCCTAAGTTAATTTCTGCTGCTATTCTAGTTGCACTTGTAGTAGTAGAAACGGCATCTGCTGTAACCGCTGTAAAAGAGCATAAAGTAACCGTTCCTGCTGCTGATTTAGATGCAGTTGGATTGGCACTATCAATAATAGCACACGTTAATTTATAAGTATCTCCAACGGTAAATTTAGTAGTAACTAAATCAGTTGCAGTACTAGCAGTTGCATCAGATGAAGTGTCTACAATTCCTAAGTTTTCAGCATCTTCTACTGAATAAATTACTTTAATTCTATTGTTAGAATCAAAGCCACTAGGTAAAGTAGCAGAGTAAAACAACATACCAGAAATATAATCTGTTCCTGCTAATTGTCTACCTAAACCGCCTTGACCTTTATTAAATATAACATCGTTTGCCATTTATAATATTTTAAATTGTTATTTTTTCTTTTTTGGTTTATCTTCAGATACTTCTTCAGATACTTCATTTTTTACAACAAACATTTCTAGTTTATTGCTTTTAGCGTATTCTTCAACATTAGCAATTTCAGAAACATTGTCTAAGTGAAAAATGGCTTTATTGCTTGTAACAATTACGATATTAGATGCTTCTAATTCAAACTTTGCTACTTCTTTTGCTTGTTTTAAATCCATTTTAAGGGTATTATATAAAGGTGTGGCTTTTTAGTTCCACACCCTTAAAGATTAATATTAGTTCGCTTGTACGATAGCAACAATACCTACTTGCGAAGTACGCATTTTAGATGCTCCAAATAATTGTAAAGCAGAAACGATTGAACCGTAATAAGCAGGGTCGTTTTCGTTAATGAATACATCTGCACCGCCTACTGCCTTAGCAACAAATGAAGGATGGTAAGCTAAACAAGCTAAGTTATCAGTTGTAGTTGGTGAACTAGGTACACCTGTATCTCCTACTGTTTTTAAAATTGGAGTTGCAGTATTGTCATAAACAACTACTGTAGAACGTACCATAATATCAAAACCATGAATACGATTAACAACACCATTAGGTAAAGCAGAAGTACCATAAGAATCCATACGGTAAACATCGCTAATAGCTAATAATTGACCGTTATACATACTAGATGGCATAACTAAAACACGACCTTCTTGAGGTACATTTGCAGCATCTAAAATTGCTTTTGCGCCTAAAATGTCAGCTAAAGTAATAGCTAAACGTGTAGAAGTAGCTGAAGGAGCTAATGCAGAAGATACGGCAGAACCAGTTGTTTTAACGAAAGTTCCTGCACCTGCTGGAGCCCATTTGTATAAAGCATTGTTTACTAATGCTTCTTCTAAAGTGTTGATGTGTTGGTTTAAAACACTCATACGCTTGTCATAAGAAATAAAAGCAGTTTCTTGCCCTCTTTCAATATGGATAGGCTCAACATAGTAAGTATCCATTGAATAAGTTAATTCGCTATCAGTTCTTTGTGAAATTGTAGCAGGGAATGAACCTAAGTTTTTAGTAATTGTTGGATTTGCTCCAGCTTGAGGAACGTGAACTGTTTTGTAGTTTACGAATCCATCGTGATTTACTGCACGATTAATAATAGCGTTATTCTTAAAAAGATTCTCTTGAATATCGGCTAACCATTGTTCTCTGTCTAATGCCATGATTTTTAGTTTTTATTTGTTTTTTTTATTTGTTTATTTTAATTATTAATCTACTTGAATTTTAGCACCACATGGATAAAAATTAGTTCCATTGTATAAATATGCTTGCGACCATGTTTTACCAGCAGCACCAGTTACAGCAGGAGCTAAAACAGAACCTGCTAAAGTTGTGATTTCTGTAGAAGTTGTTTTTACTGTTAATAAAACCATTGCACCTGCTTTTAAAGAACTAGCAGCCGTTAAGCTAATAGTTGCAGCAGCAGTTAATGTAGGTACTGCACTTACATAAGCTAATTGATTAGAGATAGTAACCGCAACCGTTCCAGAAGTAGCACAAGTAAATGCTTGAGCTGCACCAAATGGGTAGTTAATTACTTTTGTTGTTTGAGCATTAACAGATAAAACTGATACAAATGCTAATAATGATAGGATTTTTTTCATGTTTGTTTTTATTTTTTATAGAATTGATTATACATTTCGTTATACACTTCAGGAGTTTCATTTTTGATTTTAGCTAAACCTTTAGCATCTTTCTTTTCCCACTCTCTAATAGTCCATTCTGAACGGTCTTCAGTACCATTTTTTACTACTACATTTTTAACATCAAATACTTTAACAGCATCTTTAACATTGTTGATCTTGCTAATCATGTTAGCTACAAATTCAAAGTTGTTTTTTGCCATTTCAATAGTAGCATCTTTTTCAGATTCTAAAATCTTTTTTGATTTGATAGCATTTTCAACTAATTCAATAGATTTAGTTTCCAATTCTTTAGCAGCTACTTCTTTTTCTGCTTCTTCTTTTTCTGCAATAACCTCTAAACGTTTTTTTAGTTCTTCGTTTTCAGCTACCAGTTCAGATAAAACTGTATCCTTTTTTTCGATTTCAGCAACAATAGCCGCTTCATCCGCTTCATTGGATAGTTTCAATACATTTTGTATTTTTTCCATGTTTGGTTTGTTTATGATTTTATTATAAATTATAGCCATATTACTAAGGCTCTCTTGTTTATGTATTTTAATCTTCTTTGAACTTGTTACAATTTCATCTACTAAACCCATCTGCATAGCTTCACTAGCACCTAACCATGTTTCTTTATCCATCATTGCAGATATTTCTTCAGCAGTTAATTTTGTTCTTTGTTCAAAAATTGTTACTAAAGTGTTTTTAACTAAATCTAAAACACCTTTGTCGTTACCTCCACTTGGATTATGTAGCATTAAAGTTCCAAAATCTGCCATGTAACACTTTTTACCAGCCATTGCAATAACACCGCTAATACTAGCAGCTAAACCATCTATATAAGTGTTGCAAGGCACTTTAGAATTAAGAATAGCAGATACTATTGAATATCCATCTAATACAGAACCTCCAATAGAGTTAATTCTAACATTAATTTTACTACATTTATCTTGTAAGTACTGCATTTCATAAG